TTTGATTTTGGGATATTTCTTCTTCAAAGTTGATATAAGTGAATCGAGGAGTTTAGTTTGTTTGTTGCGTACCATGGTGGTAACTGCTTCTGTGATGTCTAAGACAAAAACCGATGGGCTAAATTGTGCAACATAAACCATACCAGAGTTATTAAAACCTGTTGCATCATACTGAAAGGTATTAGATAGATAAGCGATGCGTTCTTTACCCCAGTTATTAACAATGTCAGCATTATTGGTATTGGTGTTAGTAAGCCAAGATACATATTGTGGATCTTCAGCTGCGCCTGTATCAAGTTTACTAGCTGCGAAAATAGGATGTAGTATACCTGGGGAGCATAACAATAAAATAGTTGTAAGTGCATTGCTGACGAGAGGAGTGTTTTCCACGGTGTTTCTGAATTCAAAATGTATTGCAGGAATAGTAGATTTATCAGGAAACCCGTTGTAATCTGTACCAATGCTTCCTGGCGGATGGGCTGCTTTGGCGAGCCAATGTTCACCATTTTTGGTATTGCCTTTAATAAGTGCGGGGTCATAATAAAGTTCCTTTTGCATGATTAATTGTAATTTTTGGTGACGTCTATGTCGTTGCCGTAAATGCTTTTAATATAATCGATTTCTTCTGGATCAAACATAAATAAATATTAAATAACATAAATATTTCTTCTAACTAAACAAAATTTTAAAAGGGGTTAATAGGTTAATATAAATAAAGTGATTGATTAAATAGTTGTGAATAGGGCGATTAAATACTTAATATGGTCCATTCTTGAGGTTTAATATGATCTATTTCCTCTCTTTGACTAAGACCGTGCATAAATTGGAGCAGTGCGATAACTTCTGATGCAGTTATATGGATATTCATTTGCGCGTAATAATATGATGCAACTTGCGCTCCATAATTAAGCCTTTCTTCATCAAATATGACATCCATACAATCTACAATTGATTGTCTTTGTTCATCCCAATCTGATTTCACCATATATAATTTTGACAATATCCTCGAGACTCGTCTTATTACATCCGGGAAGAACGTACCATCCGGTAAAATTATATTTGCAATATACTCTGTAATCTTAAGTTTATGCGCTTTAATCTTATAGCCACAAACATCTATACAAGTCTGCTTACCATCCATCTGTTCCGTAATACTTTCTGCTACGATTATACTGTCATCGCCTTTGAATGCTGCAAAACACATTTGTTTTATATTATAACACATGCCCATACACGCCATGTTAAACAGTGTATTACCATCTAACGTAAATGGTTGCCCCGAATGTTGCATAAATTCTCCACATAAGGTCATATTCATCATTACATCACCTTCGGTTCTTGCTGACAATGTCCACTTTTGCCTCATCTCCATGTAGAAGTTAGTAATTTTAGTAGAAAACCCGCAAAACTTCAATATTAAAATAGAGCTCATTATACCCTGTTTTTCTTGGCTGGAGTCAAATTCCGAGAAATCTGCTACCATCTTATCGTGGTTCACGCTATTTATTACACTACCATATTTGGTGAAAAACTTAGATAGGCTCGCATCAGATTCACCGTATGATAACTGTACGTTAGGTTTAACGTATTTTTTGAACTCCCTGGAGAACGTTCTGGTCATTACGGAAAATAATATGTTAAGTAATTTTGACCATGCAGATATACCTTGACCTGCTTTGTAAATGGCATCGTAACCTTTGTCGGTGATTGATTTTGGTTGTCGTTTTAAGTGGAATTGTATATAAGTATGGTAAGAGTCGAACCAGGGTTTTTCCAGATCTGATATTTTATTAGGTTCATCATTTTGTATGCAGGTCATGAGGTAACTTATCTTTGATCTCAAGCTTGTTTTTACTTTGCTCATTAGACCCTCATTCTGGGATGGGTCACTAACTATGGTGTTGATTACTTCCACGTCTTTGTCCTTAGGATATTTCTTTTGTAACTCTGTAAGATAATCTGCCAGCGATGCCATTCTGTTCTCCACGGTGTTACCTTTCTGTATCGCTTTGCACCAGCCTTTTACCATAAATTTATCAACTCCCGCCATATATCTTTTGATATACTCTTTTGGTATATTCTTGCCCTCTTTCATATATCTCGTTATGGCTGTTTGCAGTGTCTGCATATTGTTCTTCGGATGGTAGGTGCGTACATAATTTTTGTGGCTGAACCTTTTCCCTTGCAAATTAACGTTGCCCCCATTTGCCATATCAACTGTGAATTTCAATTTGTCCTTGCTGTGATTTGTCGGTATTATATCGGTCTTAATATCTATAACTCCTACTGATAGGTTATTAGTTGGTACGTATACCTTGTCTAATATCTCTTCGACGGCTTGTTGAGATATGGTTACGTTCTTAGTTGATTTCACCGTGGTATGTATTTTCTGTTTGGGCGGTTCTAAGACTATAGTCTCCACAGACGTTGGGATTATGTCGAATGATTCCAACATATTATGCGCTTCTGTGCCTATTATTGTGAGAAATTGTTGGTTTGTTTCCTCAGTACCATGTAAAACCAATTTATGTGTGGCCCTTGATGCTGCCGTATATATATATCTCACACGTTCATATCTAATTTCACATAGATCCGGTGTGTACACATGTACGTTGGCGTATGTTTTGCCTTGCGCACCATTAACAGTATCGACTGCAAACTTATACTTCTTCGCGATCATATCTTTATTGCTTTGGGTAAAAGTTAACAACACATTGTTCTTGTCGGGTTTGATGTTCGATATGCTTTCCAAGTCATTTAATTCTATATAACCCTCGACACTGCTTGTTGTTTTACATTTAACATATGGTGCAATGAAGTCCACCACGAATTTAGGCATTCTATGTGTTAAATCTAAATATTCCTTGTTTGGTCTATACTTAACTTCAAACGATGCATCCATTGCATTATAGTCCCTATTGGTTATTTGTTTATCATCCCCTAAACCTATTATGGTGCTACCATCGCATATCAAACTTACAAGTGCTATGTATGTAGGTGGATAACAGTACACTTCATCAAGGAATACATACCTATACCTTTTACCTTTCATGAGTATATTTTCAAGAAACACCATGAATGTGGATCCCGGTTTGTTTTTGCTTTTCACTTCATTGGTGATGGCTTTGAACGGTGCCACCATAATACCACATTCCTTACATATACCTTTCAACACCACTTGTGATTTCCTTGCTCCCGCTACTCCGTTGATAGTTGGGATAGTTGTTTCTTTACGTATACATTCGATTGCATTCTTCAACACATCTAACCTTTCTTCGTCTAATCCTTTTGAAAATTCCTTCATATGATCTGCTATTGATCCGACATAACCTGTAGCCATCGGGTCGTATTTGTATTTGAACGTAGTGTCACTATTTATCAATGATTCAGCTGCCTTAATATCGTCACAGGTGCATATTGCAACGTCGTTGTCTTCTGCATCTTGAATTTTCTTCAAAAGATAATCATCGTTGTCAAAAACAGCATGTTTGATTTGATAACAATCATTTGACATTAAGACATAAATTTCGTTGCTTTTATTGTTGGAATAGTCATTACTAAATAACTCCACGTAACAATTGGCATTGGTTATGGTGTTGAATTTTGTGTCCAGTTGTTCATCGTCATGCGGATCGATCTTAAAAATAACCACATTGCCTCTATTGACCAATTTACAAAACAATGTTATCGCAGAACTATCCGGGAAATAATCATACATCATCAATGCGTTCTTTTTAGTGGTAAGGTATTCCTCTAGTTCCCATATATCTTCATATTTGATGTGGTCGTCTTTACTATTCCATTTTAATGCTCCTGGTCCGGTATATACGAATGGTATACAGTTAATACGCTTTTCTTTAGCTCTTTCGTAAAAGGCACCCGGTGCAGCCGTTAAATCATAAATCATCGGTATATCATAGCGCTTGACTGCATATGCGAATATATCATCAAATTTCTTGGCCATTCTGTTATCTATTTTCTTGTCTTCGAGTTTGTAATATTTATTATTATATTTACCAGTGTTTGTGAATGTTAGCGATGTCGTTGGTGGTACTAATGGTCTATAACCTCCGTGTTTGCATTCATATATATTATCATAATTCCTTTTCTTTGCCTCGGTATGGAAACATAAAACTCTTGGAAAATTATACTTCTTAAGGACTTCTTTAAAACAACACAAATCGTTGCCGAATATTTCCGTACCTATCATGGGTAGATAAACTGGTTTTCCTGTTATAATCGAGAATTTTTGGAGTTCTTTAAATATGGTGTGGTACACCTCGATGGATTTCGCTCGATTACCGTCTGCTGTGAAATTATGTGCAACCGCTAGGAACAAATCATAACCCATATAATTCAGTGAATATGTATGACCGATCTTACCATCTTTAAGTTGTTTTAACAGGTCTGTTTTATATCCTTTAAACATATAATTGAATGCTTTAGCTTGTCCTGCACCATCAGTTAAACTATGGTTGGCACAATTAACGTATATATATGCATCATCATTCAAATTCTCATAATTACCCACGTAATAACTTTGCAGAGGGCAATCGCATTTTACCACTGTCCAATGTGCGCTAGCCAAATTCACATTTAATCTGGGGCCGTCGCATATATAAGTATCTATAAGTACACCTGAATGATGGATGGCGATGCTTATGTTGTTTTGTTTCGCGACCTCTGCCATTTCTTCGTCACACCACCAGTTTTGTGAAAACTTCTTTGTTTCGCCTGCGTCATTCGTAAACTCGTCCGGTACAAAAACTTCATCACCAGCGAGGAATTCGAAACATCTAAGTCCACATAATCCTCCTTCACCGCTTGGGTTGTGTAAAATAGTTTCACATTTTTTGACCGGCACGATTGGTTTATTATCGTTGTTTGTTTTCTTCGGCGTATTTTGTTTTTCCTTATTTTTGTTATTGTCCTTTCCATCGTCCTTGGGTTTGAGTTTGCCTTTGTCCGGTGATTGTTGCTTTTTATCCGATTTTTTATCATTAACGTTGGGTTTGTTTTGTTTGTTCGATGGTGTTGTTTGGTCGGGTTTGTTTGGTGGTTTTGTTTTTGTTTTTGGCGGATCCGCCTGTTTAGTTTCTTCCATTTCCGGTTCTGATGGTTCTTCCTCGTTTTCTGTTTCCACACTGTCACTTGCGACTAGTGATTTTTGTTGTTTTTGAGATTCTTTGTCATTCTGGTGGTTTTCGAATTTATGGAATGGATAAAAAGCATGGTAGATGTGTTCAAAATGTTCATCGTCATCTACTTCTACGTCTTGTGGTTCGTATATTTCGACGTCGTATATAAATTTTTCGGATAAATACATATCGACATCAGTACCAAATAAGTCCTGCCATATTGTTTTGATGTTATGTTTTATTTTAATGATGGTACCGTTAAATAGATTGTCGTTCGGTTGATTTCTTTTCATATAATTGAAGGTGTGTGATAGTCCTTGTGTTCTTTTATATCTTTGTATTGCTGCTAAAATAAATAACGACATTTTGATGCGTTCAAAATCATCAGTAGATGGATCTATCCCTTCATATACCAACTCTGCAGCCGCGCCCTGATTATAACGAACAGATGTTTTAATTGCGTTACAAAAGGTGGAAAATGTATTAAAATCGAATTTTACATCATTTATTGACGTTGCATATGCCATTGCTCTTTTTACAAACCCTGCTGATACTGCAAAACATTTGCGAAACGGGTCTCGTGTAAAATCCTTTGATGTTGCATAATAATACATGTCAGGTACAATAAGGTCCGTGACGATCTTGCTCAGACAAAACATCCTTGACTTATAACCTGTAATATTTTCCACTCTAGTCATTCTTATATGGAAGAAACTTGCAATAGATATTTTATGTTCTATGGATATGGAAAAATCGCCACAACGTATAATGGGGCATGTTGCATAAAATCTCCATGTTTTCGCTTCATGTTTATAAATATCTGAATTATCCAGTAGATCGAATTTAAAGTACTCGGTGCCGTTTTCTACCACGTATCTGTTTCTGTATATGTCTGTATCGGATTGTAACCTGTAATCCATTATATTTGCGGGTAGGAATATCCATGTATCGTACACGATTAAGTTGTGGTTAATGAATATGGTGATTAAATCTGCTGGCTTTATGTCATACACGTTGGTGGAATATGCATAAGGTGCTTTAAAATAGCAATTCTCTGCGCCATCTAAACAACTGTATTTGTTATTGGTTAAATATCCTGTAAAATCGTGTTTTTCATTGTTGTCTAAATTGTCAAATGCATTCAGTTTGATCTGTGAGAATGCTGCTTCTGTGTATCGTTGGCTTGTTCTGATACAATCGTCTTTTATGCACATGTGTGTTCTTTTAGGTGTTCTTAACGGTGTTCCACCTATGTCTATAGATTGTTGGAATCTTGATGATTCCCTTTTACATTGTTCGTTAGCATAATGATTTAAAAATGCTGCTATAGGATGTGCACATTTAACTATTTTACTTCCGTATCTTATTGGTCTTGGTGCGAACATCTTCGATAACCTGTCGAACTGGTCACCGGTTAGTTCATAATTGCAAATGATAGAGTTTGTCAATAATGTATTAACGTTGTGTAATTGCACTGATTTTACTTGTTCAATTGCCTTTTCATTTGTCGTATTATTGACGACTTGGCACGGATTGACGTTTAATGCCATTTAAGAAATAAAATATATGTTAATAATCTGATGAATTACGGAAGGTTTATAAGATTATTAGCTATAGCCCGAGGTAATAGCCAATATTGTCTTGTACTGCTGCAGCTACAAGACTATTTTAAACAAATTTATGTGAATAAATTAAACAAATTTGTTCACCAAAAAACTCAAAGTATATATGACTGGTATATACGGCTTGATTTTTGGGTTAAAACGAAATCTTGTTAAAATTTAGAATGATAAATTTGTATAAATAAATTTGATTCAAAATCAAATGTGAATTAATATACACCGTATATTAATGGTTTTGTT